ATTGAATGACTATTCAAGTCATTAAAATAGATTATATACAACAAAATCACACCCCAATAGAGGTGTACTATTAAATATATATTACTGTTTTTTGTAAAACATCAATTTTTAGTTAAAATGTATTATTCTGTTTCTTCTGTGCCTTGCTCTCTTCACGCTTTCTTCTGCGGAGAGCATCTTGGCTTTTCTTTTGCAGTCTCTTGGACTTCTTTAAATAGAATTCTTTTTTCTTTAAATCTTCCATCAATTCGGCTTTTTTAACCTGTTTGACGAACTGTTGGAGTGCTCGTTCTAAATCAATTTGTTTATCACCTTTAACTTCTACATACATACTACCTCCGGGTTACCGAGTAACTAATTTATATGCTAATTCTACCATCTTATCGATAGATTCGTTGTAAAACTCTTTTCTATTCTTTGGGGATAGATTATGTGCTACTGTGATTAATAATTTAGCAGTGTATTGGTCTACATAAGTTTCATCAATCTTTGCTGGTTTTCCAGTCTTTGCTGCACTTAGGATAGATTCAATTTTATTTTCCATATTGGTGTGTAATCCCCAGGGCCCCACATTAAATATTTCTGGACGAACGGTTCTGAACTTTCTCATCAGCTCGCCAGCCTTTGCATTTGCTTCATTTTCTGTATTTGACCCGTCTTCACCGTTTAATTCTTGACCATCTTCTCGTTGTTTATGATGAACCAATTCGTGAGCTAAAGTACGCAACACATCGATAGGATGACGTTGCCCTTTGACTACTACGATTTCATCAGTAGAAGGATTGTAAGTTCCAAATGTTAAATTTTGCGCAGAATATTCATCACCCTCAAATTTAATACTCTTGGGTAATGACTTTAATCCTAATTCTTTAACGGTAAATTTAACAAATTCCTTCGCTAGTTTCATTTTACTTCACTGAAGAAATCGTATACCAGCGAATCAATACGTGAATATGGAGCGGTGATTTGTTCTTTCTTGCTTTCATTGATAAATGCACCGTGTGTACTTGGGTTACTGACAATATCAAAGCAGATAAGTGAAAAATCATCTTGTACTTCTACGGTACTTTCACCCATTTGGCGTACTGACCCCATACCACGGGATGATACACCAAGACGAATGTTATTCTTGATGAGTTCACGAACAATATTACCAGATGGGGTCGAAAGAATTTCAATATTTCCACGAATATCTTTACCTTCAAACCATAATTCAGTCACATTGCAACATACATTCTTAAGATTAACTACCGGACTTTCTGGGTGGTCTAATTCTCCAAGTGCACGGCGTTGGACTACAAAGTTTTCTTTATAAAGTCCAGCTTCACGCTGTAATATTTCTCGTGGGTAAATGCGTCCATTTTGATTTTTTGCTTCAGCTCGTTGAAGAAGAACATTCTTTAATACAAGAGGCTTAGTAACATCAGCAGCTTCTGCTAAAAGTTCTTTTCCGTATTGGATAACATTATATTCAACTAATAAGTTCTTCATATTACTTTCCTCTAATGTCCCGTACTTTACCGGCGAGGTGAAGTAACCGTGCTTCGAGTTTTAACAATCCTTGTTGTGTACGACGATACAGTGCTTCACTTGCAATTCCAGATTCTTTTTGTAAACGAGTATTCATTCTAATAACTCGTTCTACTTCTTCAAGATTACGATTCACTTCGGAAATTGCATTTGCAATCTTTTTATGTGGAGTTGCACTTTCATCTTTCTTATATTCGTGGTATCTTACCTTTGCCTCTGCAAGTCTTTCTAATTTATCAGCAGGACGATTGAGGTCTTGTTGACCACGTGGAGTAAGTTGCATCCCAAGTTGGGTTGCAATACCTTTCTTTCGTGCCTTATTTTTTGGATTGTTTCCTTGAAATGCCATGGGAACATTATATCCTGCAACATTTCCTGTGGTGGTCATTTCTTTTAGTTCGTCTTTTAATATTTCTCGAATTATCGCACGAAGTTTATCTTCATTGGTCATAATGTCTTAAGCTCCTTTAGAATTTCATATCCAATTAACATAGCTGTCATATGGTTTTCTTTAACCACGATAGCATTTTGTACCTTTTGTAATTGAGAAACGACTTCACCTAATTTGATACGAGTTACTTTATCTTTGACCTTTGTAGATGCTTGTGCGATTTCTTTTGCTAATCGACGACTTTCACTTTGGGTATAGGTCTTCAACTTTGAGGTATTGGAGATGTTATAGATGTATTCTTGAAGTAACTTCTTTTGAGTATCGTCTAATCCCTTATATTTGTCATTGAATCGTTCAATTAAAATCTTATACGATAAGAAGCGAATATCATCATCTTGACTACGAATGATATTGGAAAGTTCATTATGTTCTCTGATTTCTTTATTTGACGCCTTACCAGAGAGATGTTCCACGATAGTAAATTGACTATTTGCTAGTTCTTCAATAGTAGTGGTATCACTAATTCCGTTAGTTGCCGCATCAAAGTTCTTATAGATAGATGCGTAAATCTTATATGATGGAATACGAGCTGCAAAGAATTCTTTCAAATCAAAGTTCTTTTTAATTTCTTTAATTAAAAGGTATTTTTGAGTATCTAATGCGTGTTGGTCAAGATTCTTCCGTTGTTCGGTAACTAACTTCAACAATTGAAATGCTTTTTGTTCTGATAGATTTTGAACATTAAAGAATGCGCGATATAACATCAATTCTTTACCAAGTTCTTTCTTGGTATTGAAAAATTCTCTCATAAGTTTAACCGCAACACCTTCTTTCTTATTTTCCATCACATCAGCAGTGATTTGACGGGCTAATAGTTCAAAAAGAATACCTGTGTTTCTTAGCTTATTATGCTTAATACTAGATTTCATAAAAGAATCCGCCATAAGTGAATAAATACCTTATCATATATTAAATAGTATGATAATTCCCACTTCGTTAGTTTTCTATGTCTAAGATATTTTCTTCGTTTAATATACTAGATGTTTCTGGTGCGATTTTATGAGCGTTTAATTGTTTAATTAAGTTAGAAACTTCGTGATTTTCTAACGAAAGTGGGGATTTTCTAGATGGTTTGCGTTGTTGTCCTACTCGTAATGCTCCTAGATTTTCTTTATGGCCCAGTGGGTCACGACCACGTGGGTGGCTATCTTGACCATATTTTTGACCAACTGGCGGACGGCCCATTTTTGCTTCTTCCAACTCAGCTTCATCCCCACCTTCTTCTTCGGTAGGTTCCGTATCTTCTAAGGATGCTAATACATCATCAACAGTACTTAATTGTTGAGGTTCTTCTTCTGGTTGCTCTGCTCCAGCTTCAGGCGATGCAGGTTGTCCGTCTGGTCCTACTGGCGCTTGTTGGGGTTGTGCCATTTGTTGTGCTTCAGCTTCTATTTTTGCCATTATCTTTATATCTTCTTCAACTTTTTTCTTTTCTGTTTCAGCATCATCCTCAGCAAGATTAAGCACATTATGGTACACCCAATCGCGGGAAAGATATTTGCCATCGGTAATATCCTTTGCCAATTGTACCTTTTCTTTCCACAAGTTAAGTTTCTCTTGTTCGAAGATAACGGATGGGCTAGACATTTCTAATTCAAAGTCAATCAAATCTTCGTCAGTAAATCCTTGGACGTACAGATGGATGATTGCAATCTTGGTGAGTTCAGACACCATAATACGTTGAATACGTTCAATGGTACGAGCAAAACGAACATCTTGTGCCGCTAATGATGCTTTACCAGTTGCATCTTCTTCGTATCCTAAGAATGACTTCGGTACCTTGAATGCTGCCATTAACTTGTTACGAAGGTATTCAATATCTTCAATTGCGTTAAATTGTAAGCCTGGAAGATTAGTAATATCAGTACCAGAATCTTTGCCACGAACTGGAAGATAGAAATCTTCTGTGATGTTCATCATATTGTAACGAAGATTGTAATCACCGGTTTTTGGGTCAACCAGTGGTACTTTCTTCATGCGGTCAATAATGCGTTGCATATGATTATCAATTTCAGCAGGTGGAATGTTTCCGATATCCACCAACACCTTACGCTTATCTGGTGCTCGCATAATACGATGAATTAGCATTGCGTCTTCCATCAATTGAAGTTGCTTCCAAATACGACGACCACCCTCAATCATTGCCTTACCATATGGAAGGAAGTTAGTATCGGAGAGAAGACGGAAATGAGCTATTTCGTAGTTATCGAATTCTTTTTTGCCTAATGCCAAGAAATCGTTTTCAATTTTAAACTTAACTGAGAATGGGTTACCTGGGTCTTGTCCTTCAATACGAATAGTTTCGTATACAGAAAGCGGAATCACATTGACTATCCCATACTTTTCGTCGATATCAAGAAATAAGAAAAAATCCCCATACTTAGCCATGTTTCTGACCCAAGGCCAAAGATTGAATTCAACATTCAATACATCATAGAATAAGTTATGGAGAATATCTTGTATTTGTTGGTTTTTGGAACGGATACTAAGTATTTGACCAAATTCGTCTTTGGTAGTTGATTCGTCTGCATAAATATCCATGACCGATGAAATGATTGGGTCATTATCCATCATATCATAATCACGGAACAATTGAAGTCGTGACCCTTGGAATGCTGCTGCGGATTCATAACGACCACCCGCTGCACCATATCCACCCGTCATAGAAGAATAAACGCGATGATAGCGGTCAATACCTCGTCTGTTAATAAACGACTGGATATTGTCGGTATCTGCAACTTTTAACTTTTTACCACCTACGTTGCGGACAACTGTGTTTGTGGAAAACAGTTTCCGTAGGCGACCAAATACACTAGTATCTGCCATAACCCCTCACTTAAATGAGAATTGTATCG